CAAATCGTTAAAAAATCTTATCTTTGACTATGGATTTATCAAAAGCATTAAAAGCTGGTTATTTTCAAGCACTATACCCAGAGATAGGTGTACCTATCTACGATGCGTTTTCTATCCCTGAGATGGCAGGATATCCGTATGTAATTATCTCTAGCATTACCACTTCTGAAATTACTAACACTACTTGCAAGAAGTTTAATGCAGATGTTACCTTGGATATTGTAACAGGCTTTACTAGACCTACTGGTATGGATCAGGCATTTGACATTGCTCAGGATATAGAGGATATCATAAATCCAATGAGTAACGCTGACATTAACATTAACGCTTACGGATGGGAGATTGGTACTACCAACCTAGCAAGTTCTGATAGTGTTCAGTTAAGAACAGGTGAGTATTGGATTTACAGAAATGTTAGGACATATTCTCACATAGTTGTACCATTTTGATTATAAAAAAAAATCTGATACCTTTGAAATAATAAAATAATAAGACTATGGCTAACGAATTATTTAGTAAAGATATTGGTGTTTACATTGACATTTCTGCAACTTCAACACCATCTTGGAAATTGGCAGTTTGTACCTCATCAAAATCTTTGTCTATTTCCGTAGGCTCTACTGAAATCAACAACGATTGTACTGGTGACTTCGTAAGAAACCTTCCTTCTACTGCTTCTTGGACAATGAGCTTCGAGGGTGATGTTAATACCAACCCAGGTGTTAATGAAGTTTCTGCTGAAGACATCTTTGGATACACTATTGCGAGAGCAACAAGAAAGTTTAAGTTTGAATCGCTAGATGCTTCTTACATCAGATATGGTGAAGGGTTCATCTCTCAGTTTGACGAAACTGCAACTGCTCCTGAATATCAGACATACTCTGTAACCATCACTGGTTCTGGCCCAATTGATGACGCAGTAACAAGTTAATTTCTGTTTTCGTGTTTGTGTTTAGTTAAAAAGGCTCCTTTTTTAGGAGCTTTTTTTTTGCTTGTTACATTTATTACTAAATTAGTGCCATGACAGGAATAATGACACTAAACATAGGCGGTAAGAACCGAACTTTGCGTTTTAACAACTTTTCAGCTATCGAACTTGCTAAGATTATCTACAAGGGTGAGCAATCTAATTTTGAGACCGAGGAATTGCTAAATCGAATAATGAAGCTCAATGAGAAGAATCACTTTCTACTTGTTAAGACATTGATTTACGCAGGGATTATTGGCAATGATTATGTTGTAGGCTTTGAGGAGTCTGTAACTGTTGAGCAGGTTGGAGAGTGGATTGCAGAGATTAGTGAAGGAGATATCTATTCTGTATGGCAGACTTTCTGGACTTCTATGGGAGTTGACTTGCCTGCGGTTAAAGAATTGGAATCTACGACAGATTCTGTCGCTGAAAAAAAAAGTTAACATGGATTGATATTTGCCAAGAATGTTTTGGTGAACTTCGCATACTTCCTCGAAATTTTTATGAAATGACTTTTGCCGAGACTATCTTGACCATGCGTGGTCATCAGATTAGTCAGTCAAGAGAGTGGGAAAAGTACAGATTGGTCGCATACCAGGTTTACACCTCGATTCCTAAGAAGGCTCCTAACAAGTCTATTCAGCAGTACTTCCCATTGCCTACTGATCAGGGTGGCAAGAAATTAGATTCTTCCTTAGTTAAAGCTCGTAGAAATGCCTTCTTAGATAAGATGGCTAAAAATTAGTATTTTTGAAATATGAATGAGCTTCAAATAAGATTAACTGCCGATATAAAGGATTTGCAATCAGCCATTAACAAGGCGAAGGCAACTCTAAAATCTTTTGAATCTGAAACTGCAACGGATTCTGAAAAATCCAATGTAGGCTTCCGTAGAAAGATTGGATTGATTGAGCAGTTAACTGCTAAAGCTAAAGCATTAAAGGTTTCTTTGAGTCAGGCTACTAATGAGCAACAGATTGCTTCTTTTAATGCTGAGTTAGAACAAACAAATCAAGAACTTGCTAGACTGAATTCATTAGGGAAGTCATTTGCGAACTCCTCTACTGCATCATTTGATAAATTTAGAGTATCAGCAGGAGCAGCTAGTGGTTCTGCTATTGCGTTTAATAGAATTATTCAAGATGCTCCTTTTGGCATTATTGGTGTTGGAAACAACATTCAACAGTTTGCAGAACAATTAACTGCTTTAAAAGTAACAACTGGAAGCACTGGAGCAGCTTTAAAATCATTTTTTACTAGCTTAATTAGCCCAGCAAATCTTCTTGTTCTAGGTGTATCTGCTGTAACTGCTGCATTTACTGCTTATGCTTTAACAGCAGAGCAAACTAAAAGTCCTGTTGAAGAGTTAAAGCAAGCTCAAGATGACTTTAATAAGTCTCTTAAGGATACAAATTTACTATTAGGTCAAGGTTTATTAAATAATTTATTAAAAGAAGTTGGATTAATTAAAACAGAAAATCTTGCAGGTAGATTAGTTGATGTTCCTGCATTTGAAACAGCAGGTCAAGTTGTAGATGCTCTTTCTGATAAAATAAATAACTTAAGAAAAGGAGAACTTGAGTTACTTGAAGGGTTCCTTAATGAACAAATTTCAACTGCTACAAGAGCTTTTGCTAATGCAAATGATTCTGTAATAAAATCATTAGCTAATGATGATATTAATTTATATAGAGGAATTCTACAAAAAGTAAATCAGCAATTAGAGTTTTATAAAACTACTTCTGATTCAGCAAAAAAATCTGCTGAAGGATTAAATAGAGTTTTTGATGATCAAGTTTTAATATTAGAAAGATTTGGTGATGCATCTGAGAATGCTAGAAAAAGATTAGAAGAACTTCTTAAATATGAAGCACCTGAAAAACCTATACAAATAAAAATTGAGATTGATGAAAGTCAACTTGAAGGTTTAGAATTACCAAATGTAGGATTAGGTTTAGTTCAAACATTTGAAAAACAAATATCTGATTTACAAGAATTAATTAGAGTAACTTCTGATCCTGAAGCATTAGCTAGATATCAAGACCAATTAAAATCTGCTCAAAATGGTTTATCTGCTTTACTAGGTAATAGTAAATTACAAGTAGAAGACTTAGCTCAAGCATTTACTGGTCTAGGATCTGTGATTGGTAGAGCATTCAATAACCCTCAACTTGGAACTTTTCTTGGAGAGTTTTTAAGATTTGCTGCTAAGTTAGTTGCTGCTAACTTTAAAATAGCAGGTTCTAATGCTGTTGCAGGAGCTTCTCAAGCTGCTGCTGCTACTGGCCCTGCTGCTCCTATAACATTACCTGCTTTTATAGCAGGAGCTTTAGGTGTTGTTGCTGCTGCATTTGCTGCATTTGGAAACTTTGGCAGTAGCAGTTCTACATCAATGTCAGCAGGTCAAGGCTCTACATTCACAAACAGAAGAGAGTTTGGTGGGCCTGTATCTAAGGGCAGAGCTTACATTGTAGGTGAGCGTAGACCAGAGTTGTTTGTGCCTAATACCAATGGAATTATTGTCCCTCAAGTACCATCAATGGATTATTCTGGAACTTCTATGTCGGCAGGAGCAATGGCTATTGATGTTAACATCCAGGGAGTATCTTATGGAGATGACATCTTGTTTACTGTTCAGCAAGCCCAAATTCGTAGAGGCATAAGATAAAAAAAACCTAGGTCATGAACCTAGGTCTTTGTTAACACTATTTAACCCAAAATAACTACTATGAAACTCTTTTTCTGAGTAGTGCTATTTTTCGGATGCGATCCTCATCGACATCGTACTTAATGCAACTTTTCTCAATTAGCTCATCGGTGATGTTGTCAGGTGTTGCCCTGATTTCAGCGATGCACTTAGCTATAATATCTGATGATTCTTTCAATGTTCTGTTCATGTTGGGACAAATCTAGCAGTAGACTAAATATAAGTCAAGATAATCCCTATTTTTTTTTGTATTTTTGACCAATGGCAGAATACAGATTTAGTTGGGCAATAATTGGAGGAACTGGTTCAATTACAGTTAATGGTGTTGCTCCCTTACCATCGTATGAGGAAGGCACTTCTCTAACAATCCTTGGAACATTTGATTCTGGGTTTAGTTTTAGTTCCTATAATATTAACAATGGGTTCTTAAGTGCATTAACAAACCCTTGGACATTTACCATGCCATCAAGGGATGTGAAGCTAAGAGTTACCGCTACGGGAACTTATACTCCTTCTGATACAGATTATGAGTTAAAGTACTTTACTGAAACTGAGGATCAGTCTAATCAGCTTATAAGAGTAGAAATTTATGAGTTTGGATATGTTGGTTCTGCAACAAAGAAAGATAGTGCAGGATTTTCATTCCGTTGGGGTAACTTTGGTCAAGATGAGATTGAGCCGATAGTAAGGTCATACTTTAACTTCGGTCTTGTAGGTAATCGTGATGAGTACTTTGAAATCCTCGAAGGAGGATATAGAAAGTGGCAGGTTAAGGTTCTTATCGAAGGAGTATTGTTTTGGGAAGGATATATCAACAATTCTACCGTTACCATTAATGAAGTATCAATCAGAGAAGTGATGGAGTTTACTGCTTCTGATGGATTAAATTCATTTGATTCCAAGAGAGTAAATGAGCAGTACTTCGATGGATTCTCAGGCAACACATTCATAGGAGGATTCTTTGGAGCGTTGAACCAAACCTTCCCTGTGTTAAGACCTATCAACATTGCTTGTGAAATTTACGAGACTAGACTTGACACTAATGATGGTGTATTTGAACAGCTATTGATTCCTTCTAACGCTGTATTTACAGATGGTTCTATTCCTTTGTATCTATCAAGTAACGGAATTACAGAAAACAGCTCTGTTTACATTTCTGACTTCTTAGAGTCATTGCTAAAGCCATTTCTTTGCAGAGTATTCTTGTGGAGAAACGAGTTTTATATTATCTCATCGCCTGAACTGACTAAGGATTCTTACAGGCTATTTAACTATGCTACTGACGCTTCAAGAGAAGGTATTACTACCATAACTCCTGGCATGGATGTGTCTTGCAAGTTTACAGGAGGACAGAGAACTGGTAGACCTGTTTACACTGAGTTTACAGGAACATTGGAGCTTGGTGTATTAGATTACTCTTCTCGTGGAGGTATTTACGAAGAGCCGTTTAGTATTGATTCTTGGGAGTATAACTTACCCGGTACTGCATACCCAGGTACTTATCAGTTAAGGCTATGGAACTATGTTAGTGCAATTCCTAGCGGTCAGCCAAGCTCATATCCAACAGGGATTAATCCTGCATTCATTCAGTATGTGTCTGATTCATTAGGAGAGTATGCTAAGATATGGGGAACAAGTTCTGTAAGTGGAACAGCAGATACAGCATTGTCATTCATAGAACTTGATTCTACAAGAGTATTTACAGGAATACCGATTGCTCAAGACTTAGCTAATACCTTGAGCTTTCAGCTTGAGTTTATCTTTGAACCTAGATTCTCTGGAGAGCTACCAAGACCAAATACCAATGCGGGTGTTATGATTAACATCGGATCTAGTTATTTGTCTTTTGATGGTATAGATACCTTTACTTGGTCACCAACTTTTACAGTCATGCAGTTTCCAATGGGATCATTGTATTCTTGGAATAAGCTAGACATTACTAATGTGGTTGTACCTGAAGATGGTAATGTCATTATAAGGCTATATGAGGTCATTACAACGAACTCTGGCTCCGTAGACAAGTACACAGTAGGGTATAGAAATATGTCGCTTAAAATCGAAGAAAACGATGCCTTTGCGACAGCGGAAATATCAGAAAAGTTTGTAACAGATGAATCATACTCTAACGTCTACGAGGAAGTCAAATTTAACATCGGCGATGTCGACACAGAAAACTCAAGTAGTGCTATACGGCTCGACTTACCTGGATATGGCAATCCAAATTCTCAGGCTTGGTCTAGGGATGGTGTCGAGTCAGTACCTTTGATTCAGATATTCCTTCAGGAGTTAGCAAACATTAAGGGTAGACAAAACCCTAGATTGATATTGACATTGCCTAGGAATGCTGCAAATCCATTGGAGATTAAACCATATCAGAACATCGAATACGATGGACATTATTGGATGGTAATTGCAATGGATGTAGATTTAATGGCAAATAGTTGGAGATTAGAATTAGCAAGATTAGGCGAAATAGGAAGTTAATATGGCAGACGTATCAGGTAAGTTTTATTCAGCAACAAAAGTAAGAACAGGCGTATCTCCTAGTAGCCCAGGTGTTGAGGTTGGTGAGACCTTGCCTCCTGTTAACCCTCCAGGTAGTGATCTAAATTCGGTAGGTCTTACTATGCCTTCTGCGTTTGCAGTTGCTAACTCACCATTGACTAGCAACGGAACTCTAGAAGTTACAGGTGCAGGAACTACTGCTCAGTACATCAGAGGTGATGGTAGCTTGGCTAGTTTTCCTTCTTTGACAGGATATGTCCCTTACACAGGAGCGACTGCGGATGTTGATTTAGGCACGCACGATTTAACGGCTGAGAGAGGTACATTTACAAACAACGGCTCAAGCGACACTCTAACTGTTAACCATACAAGCGGAAGCGGTTACGGCATAATCGTAACTAAAGGAGGAAACAATGAGGCTTTGTATGTAAGCAAAACAAGTGGCAGCGGAAACGCAATGACCGTTGTTGGCGGTCGTACCTCATTGGTTGACCTTGCATTGTCTAGCGTTACAAATACTGCTGGCGATTTCTTAACGCTTAGCGGTGGCGTGGTGCATAAAAGAACGGCGGCACAAACATTGACCGATATTGGGGGCCAAGCGGCTTTGACTAACCCAGTAACAGGAACAGGAACGACTAATTACTTGCCAAAGTTTACAGGAGCAAGTACAATTGGAAATAGTAATATTCAAGATAGCGGAACACTTGTTTCCGTTGGTGTTGCGGCTACTTTTTCAAATACATTACAAGCAAACACTACGACAGTAACAAATGGCACACGCTCTTGGATAATTAGTCCTTCTGGAGGAAGTATAAACCATGAATTTTCTGGAGTTATTGAGGGTAAGATTGACCCATCAAGCGGAGGTAATAGCTGGCTAGGTGCAACTTCGGGAACAACTGGAGCTGGAGCAAAACACTATTTTTCAGGAACTGGAGCGGCTACTTTTGCCTCTTCTGTAACTGCATCAAGTTTTATAAAAAGTGGAGGAACAAGCAGTGAATTTTTAAAAGCAGACGGCTCCGTTGATTCTACCACTTACGTACCTGTTGGCAGAACAATTACAATAAATGGAACAACTCAAGACCTAAGTGCAAATAGGACTTTTAATGTTGGTACTGTAACTTCTGTAAGCGGAACAGGAACAGTTAGTGGCTTGACTTTATCTGGGACAGTTACATCGAGCGGAAACCTAACTTTGGGAGGCACACTTTCGCTAACAAGTGGTAATGTCACAGACGCTCTTGGATTTACACCTTACAACGCAACAAACCCAGCTGGATATATTACAAGTTCAGCCTTGAGTGCCTACCTTCCTTTGGCAGGTGGAACCCTCACTGGTGCTTTAAATGGAACAAGCGCTAGCTTTACGGGGGATGTTCAAACATCTACAAGGCTTATCGCAACAAATTCAAGCAATTCTATTATTTTAACACCAAATTTAGCAGGCACGACTAACCGAATAGAAAGTTTAAATCTACCTTTAGAGATTTTCACTTCAGGTTCTGAATTAAAGCTAAGAGCAGGGGCGGGTAATGCTCAATTAGTTTTAACCTCATCGGGCAGATTATTAATTGGTAGCCCTCCTCCAACAGAATCAACTTTTACACTTGATGTAAACGGAGGTGCAAGGTTTACTAATAGCACACGTGTTGACGGAAGTTTTGTTATTACCCAAACTAATACTCCACAACAAAGTATTTTATTAAATGATATTGCTACAAATGGAAATACTCTTGCACTTTTAAGTTTTGGCGGTAGATGGAACTCTACAACATACGCAAACGGGTCACAAATTAGAGCAACAGCAGTTGGCACTTGGTCATCAACTAATTACGGAACAAATTTAGCTTTTGGAACAGTTGCAGAAAATAGCACTACTTTAAATACAAGAATGACAATTACTTCAGATGGCTATCAGCGAATGGCATCAGGAACAGGAGGTATTCAGTTTAACGGAGATACGGCAGCGGCTAATGCCTTGGATGATTATGAGGAGGGGGAATTTACACCAACAATTTTTGGAAGTACAACCGCTGGAACTGCAAGTTATAGCGCTAGAAATGGTTTATATACTAAAATTGGCAGAGCTGTAAGTTTTAATATTTATGTTGATTGGAGTGGCGGAACTGGTAGCGGAAATTTAAGATTGTCAGGATTGCCTTTTACGGCAAGCTCAACTGGAGTATATCCATCAGTTGCCATTGGTGAAATTAGCAATATAGCTTTATCAGCTAATACAATTGCAACCGCTAGAGTTCAAATTAGCACAAATGAAATTTGGTTTGGCCAAGCCGTTGTTGGTGGAGGTGGTAATTCATCTTTGGCTTATGACGCTGCTGGTTATTTTACTTTATCAGGCACTTACTACGTTTAAAAAATAAAAAAATGGCTTTAACAGAAAGAACTATTATTGACAAAATAGAAGTACTTGAAAATAATTGTATTCAAGTAAGGATTGCAAATGTTATTGAAAAGGATGGTATGGAAATAACCCGAACTTTTAACAGACACGTTGTAAATCCTGGCAATGACATAAGCGAGCAAGACCCAAAAGTGCAAGCGGTATGCAATGCAATTTGGACAGAGGAAATTATAGCTGAATATTTAAAAATAAAAGATACCTATAATGAAATTAATTGAACCAGTAACAATTTGGAATAACGGCCAAAAATTGGAGGCTAGTTTATTAAACGCTTTTATTGAAAACGACAATTTAAAATCGTCTTGTTCTTTTTATTATACTTTAAATGAAGGAGGACAGGGAACAGAAGAAAACCCTTTGGTAGTTGGTAAAATCCTTGCTGAGGGTAAAATTACAATGGACGGAGAAAATTACTTGTCTTGGGACGGAGACAATAATTCAGCGTTTGAATATATTGCCGAAAAATTAAACTTAACACTTATATGAAAATTATTTTAACAGAGGAGCAAATTAAAATGTTGGAATCTTGGGCACAAGAATTACCTACAAAGTACGGAATGAGTTTTATTCAATTTTTAGCGCAACAAGTTCAGGAACAAAATCCAGCACCTAGCGAAGAAAAAGAGTAAACGATTACCAACAATTTAAAGGGCTAATTTTAGCCCTTTTTTATTTGCTTTAAAATGCCTTATTTTTGGTAAACGAAAAGCAATTAGCAAATGAATATCTTGCAAAAAGATGAAGTAGGCATTCCTTCCACCATAGTTGCAGTCTCATCAACTGTATTTAATGCAATGGGCATTGACTTTTTGAATGTGATCTTGACGCTGATTATTTCTGTGCTTTCGATAGTATATTTTATCTACAAAATTAAGAACGAGAAAGCGATTCACGATAAGCGAGAAAATGAAAAAAGGCAATAGCGTAGTTAAGGCAACTCCATTTGGCAAGCGTAGAAACGGCAAAGCCAAGAAATCATATTCTAAAAGTTTAAACAAGCCTAAAAAATACAGAGGTCAAGGAAGATAAAATTGGAAAAGTTTATTGACAAATTCTTATCAGGTGGATGGGTTGTTTTGCTAATTGGTGCAGCTGGAATGGTTGCTAGGTTAGTAACTACAAACGAAAACCAAAGTGCTGGAGATGTTGTCAAAAAAATGGTTTCGTCAATGATTGCCTCTTTGATTGCATACTTTGTGATGGAGCAATTTGAAATGGATGCTATGTACAAAGCTATTGCTTACGGATTAGTTGGTTTAAATAGTCCTGAGATTATCAACGGAATATTAAAGATTAGTGGCCAATTTGAAGCCGATCCAATGTCATTCATGAAAAAAGAGGCTCCAAAGACACCAGTAAGGAGAAGGAAATGAAAAACATTCTTTTAATCATTTTGACTGCCATCATTTTAGCAGTAGCAGGTTTTGGTAAATATGTGGAGTACACTATCAAGGCGACTGCCACAAGTGTATATCAGGACAGGCTAGTACCACAGCCTTACCTTAGCAGGAAGTTTGATTACTATGGCTCTGCGATACAGGATCAGATTAAGGTGATTAAGGGTGGTAAAATTGACTTAAAATCTATTGCAGAGGAGAAGGCAATCACAGATACAATGTGGACTGCTTATTTAAAAACCTATCAAACTCCTGAAGAGAAAGAGGTAAGTGACAAGGCACAGGAATATATTGATGATGCAGATAGTTATTTTGAAGAAATTACAGAAGACGGAATAGTCACAGATAAAGAAGCTAAAGAGATGGATGCTAAGATATATCCAGTCTTGGAGTATGTTAACGACCTAATTGACATTCAAACAACTATTGGAGCAAGAGACACTAAAGAAATGATTTCTTTGCTAGACAAGTTCTCAACCTTTATGGTTGGTGCTATTGCCTTGGCGATTGCTATGCTTGGCTCAATTATTTACGATATCTTTAAGAATAGCAAGCAGCCTGTTAAAAAGCCTATTAGAAGAACCCCTGCTAGGAAGCCAGCAGTCAGAAAGAAAGCGATATGAGATACCTATTTATTCTATTTGTCTTATTTAGCTTTGAATGCCAAGCACAATACTATATTATGGCTGCGCCAAATGTGGCTTTTGATACTAACCTGAAGGATACTAAAAACCTGCTAGGAGCGACTATTGAAGTAGGTAAGTATTTCGGGGATACAGCCATAGGAATAAATAGCGGTTGGTGGACTTTTGATAAGAAAGATTTCTATCAGGAAGTAATGGCAACTTTTCCTATCTACGGGAGATTCAGTGTAAGTGCTGCCATAGGATATTTCTACCATCACAAAGATATTACGATGGAATACGATTTTAACTATACAGTTCCAATGAATCAGGGCTATTCATTTGTATTAAGCTACGGGGCGCAAAGTGCTTTTGGTGATACATTTGGCGCATACTCGATAGGAATAAACAAGGACTTTAAACTTAAATAAGATGAAAAAATTATTCGATTGGCTTAAAGGGTTTTTATCTGAAAACGGCGAAGCATCTAGCAAGCGATTTGTCGGAGTATTTTCGGCTATTGCCTTGTGCTGGACATTGTACGCAAATCACGATTCGGTTAACGAACCATCTGAGGCTTTGGTTTATTCAGTAGCTGCTTTGTCTGCTGCTGCACTTGGAATTACTGCTGCTGAGAAAATATTTAAAAAGGATAATCATGAAAATTAGCACCCACCTAAATTTAGCCGAAGTTACTAGAAGTGACACGGCCAAGAGAAACGGAATTGACAACACTCCTACTGCTGAGCATTTGGAGAACTTTAAGCTACTAGCTGAGAAAGTATTTGAGCCTATCCGTTTGCACTTTAAAGAGCCAATTTTTATCAGCAGTGGTTACCGTTCCCAAGCACTAAATGCTTTTATCAAAGGAAGTGCAACCTCCCAACATTGCAAAGGTCAAGCGATTGACATCGACATGGATGGAAGCAAAGGAGGAGTGACTAATAAAATGGTTTTTGACTTTATCGTTTCTCGCTTAGAATTTGATCAGATTATCTGGGAATTTGGAACGGATGCTAATCCCGACTGGGTTCATGTCAGCTATGTCAAGACAGGCAACCGCAAGCAAAAGCTGAAAGCCGTAAGGGTTGGAGGCAAAAC